GCTTGCCGCATCAATTTCCTGCTCAAAAACTTTGTAGGATTTGCCGCCGGTAGAAAGCACCCAGCCCTTTGTTGGGTAAGTGCTCACCCCGTTAATGTTGATATAAAATTTTTGATCAATGTTGATTTCACGCCCATTGATTTCAACGGTGAAACGCTCCCTGAGGGCTTCTTGTGAGGCAGTAAATTCAACGCCGAGGCTTGAGGTGGGCAAGACCGTGGTCAATGTCACCTGACAATCACCATTTGCAAAATCCACATCTGAACCGAGTTGCGCCGCTGTATAACTTGTTGGCATTTCTGACCTTAAAAAAACCCCCGCCATCGCCTTTCAACGTGACGGGGGTTGCCTATTTTTCCCCGTTTGGCAGTCCCTTCAGATTATGCGCCTGTGATGACTTCGCCGGCATTGTCATTGATGATGATTTCATCAACGCAATTCCTGACTCTGACCACACTGGCAGGGGGTTGCTCCGTGCGATAAGTCTCCGTCACGAACTGGCCGCCTCTGGCGTTGTATGCGAGAGTGCGCCCAATGCCACCATTACTAAATGGCCCACCGGCAAGGCTGGCTACATAGTATTTATTAGTGGGCCAGATTTTAGTGCGGCTTGCGGTCTGGCCTTTCATGGCTGAGTTGTACTGACTTTTACAAATGACCACATCATCAACACCCAGCACGCGGGCAACTTGATCGGTGGCCCATGCCATAGTGCCAGAACCGTTGATCAGAGCTCTCATGTCATCAGTTTGCAACATCTCTTGATATAGACTTGCCTCCATGACTAAATGGATGCCCCTAAAGATGCCATTAGCATTTAAGCGCATTACAGCGTTGTTGATGTCGGCAATGGGTGTTGCTGTGGCAACCACGCTCATGGCAGCGGTTGCGGCAGTAGAGTTGAAACTTGACCCGCTCAATGCGGTTGCACAGCGCAACTCATGGCCCACCATCAGATCATCAGCCAATTGATTGGCTGCCACTGTGGCAATATCCAAGAGCGCGTCAGTCTGTGCGTTGGCAATATCCAAATCATCAAGACTATTTTCTACACCAAATTCCTGACATTCAAAACTTGCGCTTTCATACTCTCCAGACGTGTTGGCAAAGTTCGAACCAGGGGCGCGAGGTTTGCTAATATCGTTGTCATATTGATTGCTCAATATTTTTACATATTTACCCGTTTGAGTGTCAGACCCTTGCACCGGTAAGATGCGAGAACCTACAAACTCTTGACGGTCAACTTCGTTGACTGCTTCGTTGATGATCGGGTTGAATGATGCGGATGATCCTGCGAATATACTCATTTTCTATAGTCTCCTTATGCTAAGAATGTTTGGTGTGGGAGTAATTCAATGACATCGCCATCGGCTGAGGATGCTTGAAGTGCTACGCCTATTTTCGTATTGGATGAATCAGTGCCAACTTTGCCACTGCCATCAATGTAACAGGTAGCTGCCACAGCAATTGTGTTGCCGCCGCAAAGCACCTCAATAGTGCCGCCAGCGTTTAGCAATTGGACGTTTCCATA